CCGTTGATTTTGAGGAGGTACCCTTTCTCCAAAGTCTTCAGGCCGAAATATCCGAAATCGAAATCCCTCTCGGGCACGATCGAGTCTTTCACCTCTTTGGCGGTCTTGACGACGTCCTCGGTCACGATGCCCTCGGCGTGGAGTTTTTTCATGGCGAGGTGGAAATTATTCGGCGCCTGCTTCCTGATGTTGGAGGCCACGATTCTGGTGGCCAAGGTTTCGTAATCAGGGTCTTCGGTGATCATCCCGATGCATATCTCAGCACTCAGAGTATCGATTTCAGTGGTCTTGATGCCGTCGTACATGGACGAGAACACCTTCTGAGCCACGACGGTCGGGTCGACCGCGTCGGAGAGCCCGTCGCACAGATTCGATATTCTGAGGGTGACTTTGTCAAACTTGACATCCTCAATTTTTCCGGAACGCTTTTGCACTCGCATGGCTGATAACTAAATAATGTCCAATATTTTTAAGTGCACTTAAAATCGCCCGAGCGCACCACGACCGCGCCCACGGCTTCGAACTTTCGCGTCGGGTGCAAAAAATAGGTGTTGTTGTTGAAGGTGCCCGGGACACCAGGCTTGCTCACGGGTGCGTAGGAGCCGACGAAGCACGTCGGTGCCTTGCACGGGATGTCGTCCGGGGACGGCGGCTTCTGAGCGAACGTCTCGTCGAAATCTGCGAGGACGACCGGTTGCATGATTTATTATAGACTGGGATTATTTTCACTGCCCATAGTAATGAGTAGCCTCAGCACCCTGAAGCAATCGGAGACCCCCCTGAACACTCTGTTCTTCTCGGAGTTCAACCGAAACCTTCTTCAGCACGCCATCCGCACCCGCTTCCGCCAAATTTCCGGTGGGATCGAGATCGACCGTCAGTCCGACGACGACCTCTTCGCCCTCATGCGCATGGTTTTCATCAACAACGCCGGCGACCACTTTCAAAACGTGAACGAGCAGGTGCGTGAGATGAACACCGTGGTCATGAACACCGCCGTGAGACAAATCAAAACCGGGGTGATGCAACAGATTGCGTACATCCGCGATTCGCAAACCATGGCCGAGCCGTTGGCCCAGCCGATCAACACCTCGACTCACGGGAAAAAGATTCCCTTCAACGACAAGATTGGCGTATAAAAAATACACCCCCCTGTATGAGTAAGATATTGAATGTGTCTGAACCAATACAAAGAACAGACCAAGCGCCTGTGCAAACTGCGGGGATGGGACGGCACGGTTGAACAGACGTGGCTGCTCTTATCGGAGGAGTTCGGGGAGTTGGCGAGCGCGATTCGACAGTACAACAGGGTGTTCAAAAAGATAAACCTCAAAAAGGAGAAGGGGCAGGACGTGGCGAGTGAGATGGCGGACGTCCTGTCCTACATATTCCAACTTTCAGCACAACTCGACATCGACCTGGACGACGCTTGGAGCGAGCAATTGACGAAGATGCACACAAAAAAATATGCACCTACTGTAAATGAGCGAGTCCATGCTAGACGACGAAAACCAGATGAATGGGTGGAACCCGTTTGTGAACGAGCACAATCTACTCCTCCCGGGATCCGTCAGACGTAACGGGGATTTCGACGATTTCGACGAGGTCGTCACGGAGAAGACGTGGGGTGTTCCAGACGCCGAGCCCTCCCCTCTGTGTGAGATGGCGGTGACGATGGGTGACCGCACGGTGGACTACTGCAAGCCCGTCGCGCCGAATTGCGTGGACAACAGACCGAAGCAGCCGAAGCGATACATCGATTTGGGGTGGACGTGCAAGTACCCGCGAGGTGGGGCACCGGAGGAGAAGAAGGCGATCGAGGTCATCAAGCCGTCTCCGAGAAACAAATTGGTTGTGCGTCCGTTATTTATGCTTATTCTTACATTGTTAATTCTATTTCTATTAATTTCAAGACGTTAAACAACTTTTCCAGGCGCCGCGTGTTCACCGTGCGCTCGATGAGATCGAAAAAGGTGTGCTCTATCGTCTCCGCGACGTAGGCGCGTTGCCACGCGGACTTGACGTTGATCCAAGGCGGGGTGAAAGACGGGTCCAAGATGCGCATGGTGTGCATGAGCCATATCTGCGCCTTGGCGCTCGGCTCTAGGTCGTTGACGATGTTGGTGAGGGTGACCTCACACATCTTCTGCATGACCTCGACCGTTTGTTCGACCATGGAGTTTAAAAATTTATCGTACTTAACGCTCTTCTTGAGAGAATGGATTTCAGCCCAACTCCCGAGAGGACGCGTCGCGAGATTGTCGACGTGGGTGTCGTATTCCTTAGAGTACGGACTGTATTTGTCGTACTCGATTTGGACGTAATCCAACCCTGATTCGACATCGTGGACGTATTTCGCGGAGTGAAGGAACATCATTCTACTAATATTTGTGAATTATTGCCTTAAGCCCGTCGATTGTTGGGGAAATCTTTAAAATGGGGTACTCTTCCATCGCGAACAATCATTTCTCTTACGTCCTCACCTTGGATGAATTCAGAAACCAATTCGACCCGGGGTGTCGCCCCTCGTACGTGAAAATAACCACCATCACCATGGTTTCGAGGTTTGAGCAATCCATCGACATTCACAGGGTGCGCGCGACGTTTGAAAAGATTGGGGAACTCAAGTGGCGGCGTCGCGGGTCGAGGTCGAAGAAGCAAATCACCTGGTCCCTCGGGAACGCTGTTTTTTACAACCAAGTCACCCTTCGGTGTGTGGACGAGTTCAACTCGGTGAAGAGCGTGAAGATTTTCCCCAACGGGAGCATCCAAGTGGCCGGGTGCACCTCCCTCTTCGATTGTCAGAGAATCATAGATCAGTTGGGGCAGATGTTGCACACCCTTATCAGCGTTCGCGTGCGGGCGGAACAATTCAGGGTGGTCATGATTAACAGCAATTTCTCCCTCAATCGAGAACTCAATCTCATCGCGGTGCACAGACATTTCGACGCCCAGCACGGGATGTTTTCCGTGTCGTTCGAACCGGAGAGGTACAGCGCGGTGAAGATTAAGTTCAAACCGGCGGAGGAGATGAAACAAATCACCGCGAGTGTGTTCGCCACGGGAAAAGTCATCATCACAGGAGCGTGCACTTTGAAGGAGGTCGCCTTCGCCTTCAACATCGTGGCGACGACGATCCACTCCGAACCCTCGCTCTCGGTGAAGGAGACGAGCAAGGTGGACGTCTTCGACACGTACATGGGATACCGCACGGGTGGGATGGTTCGAGCACTTCGGGAAAAGGGACACCAATCGTGGGTGCGAACGATTGAAAACAAACAGATAAATTTCTCAGCATGTAATAACAACAACTAAGATGTCTCAGCGCATGGGCATGGCCGATGGACGATGCTACCAAATCCACTCCTCGTCCAGATTGATCAACAACTACGTGATGCAACAAGAAGGCATCAACATGGAAGACAACTACTCGTACCGCCAGTACCTCCAACGCACGGGTCCGGCCGTCTTGGACAAGATTCAAGCCGCGCAAGGCAACGAAAAGTGCAACCAGTGCCACACCCCGCTCCTCAACTTGAAGAACACGTACTGAGTGAGTGAATTTCACTAAAAAATTATTCCCCTCCTTAACCAGGAATGACCACATGCAGTATATGTCTGAACGAGGTGCGGTCGTCTCGACACAACTCAAATCCGCCAATCCGTTGCGGACATATATTCCACGCCACATGCCTGGATAAGTGGAAGGCCAAAGGCAAACACACGTGCCCGATGTGTCGCCAAGTCTTCGACGTCTCTAAATTTTCAGTCACGTTGAGCGTCACCAACAATTACACCGCCAATACGTCCACCGCAAATCTCAACACAGAGAACATCTTCAATGTTTTTGACATTTTCGAACTCAACGTAGATTTGGATGACACCCTCGACTTGGATCGATTATTTGCGGACATTGGTCTTACGCTTGACGACGTTGACTCCAACGTTTTTGTTTTTGACGGGCCTCCTCTGGACGGGGGCAGTGGGTCCGACTCGAACACCCTTGCTAGCGACACAGAAAGCGTTGCAGAATAGCTTGTAGTTGAGCCCGGGGTACAAGCGCGACGCGACTCGCGGGTCTTTGATGATCTTGCCCTTAGCGTCGGTGAGGAGCGCTCCCGTGGCCCACCCTCTCTTGTGGCTCCACACGTTCGCCTTGAAGACGAGGAGTTTCCCAGGTTTCAGGGTGCGCACCAGTTTGTTCTTCGCCTTCGCTCGCTCCACCGCGCGACTGATGCGCTGGAGGGGAACCTTGAAAAAACGGGCGATGCTCGTCACGGTGTCACCCTTCTTTACCTTGTATTCCACCACCCCGTGTTGTTTGTACCAGTGGAAATCCCCCTGACTGATCCAGTCGGATGGCCTCGCCGGGGCGACGAAGAGCATGGTCTTGTAGTATCCCTTCTTGCATCGCTTCTCCGGGTCTTTGCACACGTAGACCTTTTTCGGGTTGTCGCTCACGACGCGCCTCGCCAAGTCGCGACAGTGCGTGTACGTGTGCGGGAGGGAGGAGAGACCCGAGCGATCACCGGGGATGCTCTTGTGTGGACGCGCCGCGGCTTCGTAATCCGAGAACGCGTACGCGTAGCAGTTATTGTTCCCGACCCCTCTGCGACTGCTCCACAGACGGTGGGTGAATTTCTTCTCTGACCCACTCAGTGGGAGGCCCTTGGCCATTTTTATTTTGTCTTATTAATATATAGAAACAAATTAAAATGGCCCTCAGAGAAGTTGTCCGAAGCAAGAGCCGACGCGAGTTGCTCTCCGAGTTGATCACCTTCGTCTTGACCCTCATCTTGTCCTCCTTCCTCCTCAGATTCATGTGGAACCGCTCCCTCGTCCCGCACATCAGCGCGTTGAAGCCGATCGGAAACCTCGCCGACGCGTTCTTGCTCAGCATGTCCCTCTCCGTCCTCAAGTGCTGCTAAATTAAATTTGAATATTGAAAAACTCTTAATCGAATTTTTGAATATCCAATAATCAATGCATTTAAATTTCGTTGTATCCCACGGTCTTCTCTCCCTCCGGGCTCACGAGAGTCGGGAACGCCTCGATACCTTCACCGCATTCACCCTTTTCGCAATCCTTGAAAACGTGGGCGATGCCCTTCTTCTTGAGGTATTCGAGTTGCTTGCGCGTCCACCCGCAGCCCATGGTGCCGAAAACAGTCCACTTACCTTCTTCACCGACGACCGCCGGCGGGGCCGCGACGCGTCCGGTGTTCATGAGAATGTATAAATCCACGAGGAGGAGGATGATGAAGGCGATCATTGTATTATCTACTGAGATTTAAAATGCGGCGTTGGCGGCTGACCTTGGTGCGCACGGATGGGATGGTCGTGTTCACGAGTTTGACACGGCGCTTGATCTTGCGGGCGAGGGCGAGGGCGTTCACGCGCTTTCGAGCCGCCGCGAGTTCCTTCTTGAGTTTCTTGTTGTCCTTGTTGAGTCGGGAGTTCAACATCTTGAGGCGGGTGAGGGCGCGGGATTCCGCCTTGGAGAGGGCGTTTTGTCTGAGGAGAGCCATATTTTATATTATAAACTTAGGAATTATTCGTCAATCATGTCTTCTTCGAATTCTTCTTCTTCCTCCTGTTCGGAAGACGCCCCGGCGTCGGACGTCGGGAGGTCGATGCCTTGGAACGCGAACGATGGGAGTTTTTGGGATTGTTCCATCAACACCTGGGAGAGTCGGATGGTGACGCCAAACTTGTTGTCGATGAACCAGACGGATTGAACGTCGCAGATGGCGCAGCACTTGACGCCCTTCTCGACGGTGTCGAGGGAGACGCGCTCGCGCTTCATGTTGTACGCCTCCGGGACGAAGGTGCCGTCCGGCTTCGTGAGGATCTTCAGTTTCATCGTCGCCGGGTAGTCTTCCTTCCCGGGTCGAACGATCGGCTTGTAGAGCGCTTGCTTGAGGACCTCGACGTTAAACTCCTTACCGAGCCACTCCTTGGAGTTTTCGGCGACGGTGTTGACGATGAGTTCGTCCAACGCTTCGAGTTGTCCCTTCAATTCCATCGCCGCCTCGTTATCGGTGTCGAAGGAGAGATCCAGGCTGTAACTCGTCTTCCCAGAGGCCTCGTCCGTGTAGGAGGACATTCCGTACGGCGATCGAAGGAACGGGAGTTGGAGGTAGAGTTTCTTGTTGTCACTTTGGAGGTAAACCGTCTTGTTTCCCATCTTCCCCTTCTTCATCTTCGTGAAGGTGATCTTGGAGACATCGAAATCCTTGGATTGAGTAATAGCGAGCGACATTGTGATTGTGTTTGTGGTATACTTATTTGTGGACGGAAAACTTTAAGTCGCGATTTTTTTTTGTCAGACCAAAGTAGGATGAAACCAGTGGCGATCATTTTTGCCCTGATCTTCGCATTTTGCTGTTGCTGCTGCAGTATTTCCAGCAGCATCGGTGGCTTTTGGAAATGCACGGCCGGTACCTTCGACCCGTTCGAGTTCAGTGTCGCCACGTGCACGGCTGTTCCTGAGATCCCCCCCGCGACCGCGAAATACGTCCGTCTTCAGCAGACGACGAAGAAGGCTATCAAGATATCTGAGATGTCCATCTTCGACGGCGACAAGGTTGTCAGTAAAGGAAAGACCGTCAAGGCCTCGTCCAAGTTGGAGGGGTTCTCTCTGCAAAATCTCACCACCGGTGGGTTCCCGTCAGACGGTGTCGCGGGGACCACCGATTCCACGGAATCTGAATACATAGAGATCGATCTCGGAGAGGAAAGACCGGTAAGCCTCGTGTACATCGTAAACGCGCCGGACACACCCGACGGGTTGATGGGGTGTGAGATCGTCCTCCTCAATGAGAAATTGGAGGAGGTGAAAAAATCAAAAATCTGTGAGGTCGAGGGACAAGCGGTCGTGTGGAGCGTATCCGGCGACGCCTTGCAATCCACGCCCGTGAGAGACCCGGATAAAGACATCCCAGTTCGGGGACGTTACGTGAAATTGGTGCACACGAACAATGAGATGATTATCAATCTCGCCTTTGTGAAAGTGTTGGACGACGAAAAACTCAACTTGGCCATCGAGAAGCCGGCCAAAGCGAGTTCCGTGCACCCCGCGGGGCCGATGAGACATTTGACGTTCGGGAAAGAGACCGACAATAATTTCGCCCACACGAATGGTCACCCGAACAGTGACACCGATTGGATCGAGATTGATTTGGGTTCGATGCGAAAGATTCACGCGATTGAAATTTACAACAGAAAAGATTGTTGCAAAGAGAGAACGACGGGGATTCAGGTAGCCGTGCTCGACGAAGCCAAAGACATCGTGGCGCGGACGCCTCCCATACAAGGCGATCCTAGGGACAAGTACACTTACACGTTTAAGAACGGGAGTGGTGAGTGGGTTTAGCATAGTATTGCAATAACGATAAATAGAACTAGAAGTAAAATTGCCTCCCTGCGCTTGTGCTTACGTATGGCGTCGTGATGATCGATCCAAGACTTTTTGTAAAACTGAAGCGTTCGGTGGAGACCTTGGATCTCCCCGCTCAAGAAAGCGTACGTGCCCTCGTCTTCCTCGGAGAATCTCTCCGCGACCACCGTGAGCATGGCGTTGAGAACATCCGTGGTGTATCGACGCGTCGGACACCCCTGAAACTCGAGCCACTGCTTGGTTTGCTCACTCCTGGCAGCCCTGTACGTGCGCTGATCCCACTCGTAGAACTTGCGGTTAAAGTGCACGAGCGCCTCCTCGAATTCACACGCCGCGGCGGCCTCGCACAGGATGCGCTGCTTCCACGGGTCTTGTTCGTCTATGAGCGCGAGGGCGGCGATGTTCTTCTCTCGGATCGCTTCCAGGGCCAGATCCATGGTGAGAACATTAATGAGGAAGGAAAAAATTTTCGATCGATCATTAAGTGTGCGTGTGCACCTCAGATCGGAATCACGTGTGAAAAAAAATATCCCTCACTTTTAGATGGGACAAGGACCACTCATACTTTTACTGTTTTGTGTGTGCTGCCTCGTGTCCTCCTTTGGGGCTGGCTCTTATGCATACATGTACATGGGTCCAGCGATGGAGACAAAACCTTCATCCGAAGACATCCTCGCTGCCCTCGGTCCGATTCCGTCACTAAAGGCGAAGACGGTCAAATTAGAAAATTCCCAGGGTGCACTCGTCCAAGAGATTCAGATTCTCAACAAGATGAGCCGCAATCTCTCCGAGAATGTCAAGGCAAACACCGACGAACCCACGGCACACGTGGTCACTCTCGATGACGAGGTCGAGATCGATAAAGTGGCGGTCATCAACAAGCCCGGACCCGCGGAAACTATCGTTGGTTCACAACTGGTATTTCTCAACGCTTCCGGTGGGGTGGTGAAAAAGTCAAAGGCGATTAGCACCGCGGAAAACGTGCTCGAGTACGACCTTTTGGTGGACAAGTGGAGAAAGGCAACCTTCCAGAAATATAATTACAAGGAGGACGGGACACCACCCAACGCACCCGAGTTACCCACTGAAGGAGAGGAGGGAGAGGAGGGAGAGGAGGGAGAGGGGGAGCAGGCTCCAGAGCAAACGGAATGAATTGAAAAAAAATATTGAATAAAGTTATATACAACATGGGTCTCTTCAAGGACTGCGGCTGTGGCTGCAAGGGCAAAAAGCAGGAGCAAAAGTTTACCATCAGTGTAATCAGTGCACTCACTTTCTTTTTGGTCGCGAACCCGCAAACGTACATCCTCACGCGACGTTTGTTGGGTGCCGGTCTCTCTTCCGTGAACGGTAACCCGACGCTTCTCGGTTTGATCATCCACAGTATCGTGTTCATGCTCATCGTGTGGGCGATGATGAACATCAGACAAGAAAAGTACGAAGCCCCGGCCCCGGCGAAGGCTGAGGAAGACAAGGGCCCGGCCCCGGCGGAAGGTGAAGAAGAGGAAGAGGAAGAGGAAGAGGAAGAGGCCGAGGGTCCGGCCCCGTCCGGCCCGTCCCCGGCACCGGAAAAGGAGGGTCTCATGTTCATGGACCTTGAAGACGGTTTCGCCTCCTTCGACCTCGAGGGCTCTTCCGTTGGTGCTGGTCCGGCGCCGATGGGTCCGTCTCACATGACGTGCGGATGCCCGGATGGTACCACCGTTCAAGTTGCTCGCAAGTAAATAAAACGGATTCGTCTTTGAAAAAAAACTTTAATAATTCTCCAGAATCAGGATTATTAAAGTGTTTATTAGTTTACTCTTCCTTAGTGGGGGGTTGGGTTTCCGCGGGTGATGCTTCAGCCTTCGGTGGTGCCGCCGCACGAGCCGGTGGTTCGCCTGAACCCATGAACCAAAATGCACCTCCACCGCCGAGCATGCTGCACACGCAGGACGAGCACGAGCATAAAAGAATCACCGCAATGAGAATTCCTTTGGTCGTCTTATTCATCTATAATTAAGACCAAGATAATCTCTCAGCGAGTCGTCGCAGGAGGTACGGGGTCAGTTCTAAGAGGCTGCCGTATGGGACGTACCTGTAGTCCACCTTTTCGTGTCCCATGCCCATGAGTTGGGCGGTCACGTACCTGTTCATCGGAAATTTGTGCGCTAATCTCAGGGAATGTACGTTGTGCGTGGCTACCACAGTGTGCGCATTGTCGGTCGACAGCGCGTGGGTGATCGCTTCGTCGTACTGGCGATCGGTGTCCGATTTCCGGTCGAATACTCCCGCTTGCTTTTTCAAGTACGCCCCACGGACTAACTTGACTCCGGCACAGATGCCGTCGCGTCGCGCTTTCTCGAGATCTTCCCTCAATTCTCGGAGCGCGTTCATCCTATACATTTGATAGGTGGTGTATACCCACGGTTCTTCTGGCGTGTTGTTCTCGAGCATCAAATTATAACACGCCTGGGGATACAAGACGTCTTCGGCGTCGATGCACACCTTGATGTCTCTCTCTTTGGCGTGTTGAACGATTCCTTGAATCTTTTGCGTCGCGGCGTTTGGGTGTTCACGGCTTCCGAAGGAGGTAAACTTGAGGGCACACATGCTTCCCGCGGGGAGGGCATCGAGCATGATCTTCGTCGTTCGTTCTACGGCTTTTATGTGGGAGGGTGACGAGACGTTTTCTTTGGCGTAGTCGGCGATGATTCGCTCGCCCCTTTGTGCGATTTTAGTCAGGACTGTTTTAAATTCGGAATTCAGAGCGGCATATCTCAGCATTACTTACTATTCAAATTTATTTTTTAGCGCGCTTGGCGATGGCATTCAAAATTCTCTTTCGTCGGTTGTTCACGTTCGGTGAGTTCACGTTTTTGGGTGCGTTCTTCACGCGGGGGCTTCTGCGCGCGAGCAATCGGCTCGTCTTCGCTCTCCCACCCACTGCGTTGGAATTCCCATTGAACGCGCGAGTCGTGCACAGGGTTCCCCGCGGGTTTCCGAGCACGCACGATTTCTTCATATTGGCGTGTTTCCGTTGGGCGGTGTCGAGGGCGACGGAGAGTGGGTACAATTCTTGGATGATTTTGGAGATGAAGAGGTTGCTCTTTTTGTCGTTGACGGCTTGGGTGAGTCGGTCGAGGGTGCGCTGGTACCGCTCTTCGAGGTGTTCCGCGAGTCTGTCGATGGCCACCATGGTTTTGCACGAGTTGATCACGCTTTGGCATCTCATGGCTTTGCACGCGACGCTCTTGCACTCTCGGTTGGAGGCTTTCTTTTCACTCACTTTCGATTTTTGCGCGGTCGTGTTACGTGTGGTGACGCTCATTGATTGATTAATACTATATGTGAACATTAAAAATCTTCATCAAACCCTATGTCCTCGGCGGTGTCGTCCATCTTCCCGTACTCCCCCACCCGCTTCTCGAAAAAATTAGTCTTCCCCTCGAGGGAGATGTTCAACATGAAATCGAATGGGTTCTTGGCGTTAAAGATGGGCGTCGCTCCGACGCTCTTGAGGAGTCGATCGCTCACGAATTCGATGTAGGTGCTCATCTCGTCGGAGTTCATGCCTATGAGTCGGCACGGGAGGGCTTCGCAGATGAAATTCTTCTCAATCTCCACCGCCTCTCGGACGATCTCTCGGAGTGTATCCGCGTTCGGTTGGTGCTTGAGCATCTTGAAGAGTTCCACGGCGAACTCTTGGTGCAAGGCTTCGTCCCTCGAGATGAGTTCGTTGGAGAACGTGAGCCCGGGCATCAACCCTCTCTTCTTGAGCCAAAAGATTGCGCAGAAGGAACCACTGAAAAAGATTCCCTCCACGCACGCGAACGCGAAGAGTCTCTCGGCGAAGGTTCGCTTTCGGTCGAACCACTTGAGCGCCCACTTGGCTTTCTGGGCGATGCACGGAATGGTTTGGATGGCGTCGAAGGCTTCGCGCTTCTCGGCCGGGTCTTTGATGTATTTATCGATGAGTAAAGAATAGGTCTCCCCGTGCACCATCTCGTTGTGACATTGGTACGCGTAGAAACTCCTCGCCTCCGCGGACGCCACCTCGTCGGCGAAATTGTTGTTGATGTTCTCGAAGACGATGCCATCAGACCCGGCGAAGAAGGCTAGGATGTATTTGATGAATCGTCGTTCGTTGTCGTTCAACTTGGCCCAGTCCTCCATATCCTTGGAGAGATCCACCTCCTCCGCGGTCCAGTTTGACATTTGTGCCTTCTTGTACAACTGCCACAAGTTCTTGTGTTCGATCGGGAACACGGTGAACCGCGACAATGTTTGGTGGAGGAGGGGTTCGTACTCTTCCTCGAGGTACTCCTGAAACTCGAAAAAATTGCCAATCCTGGTGTCACCTAGAAAGATTTGGGGGTACGCATCGAGCGACCCCCCGCATTTCTCTTTAAGTTCATCCCTCGGGATTTCTCTCTTTTCGTGTGGTAGACCTTCGTCTTCACATAGTTTCTTTGCTAAATCACAATATTTGCAATCTTGCTTGGAGTAAATGATAAATGTCATCGGGTTGGGTATTTTACCTAAATATTTTTTGTCTGGAAATCTTAAGTTATGAATGCGATTATCCCAGGTGAAATCAAAGAAAAAGAGTGCGTCAGGGCGATGGTGAAAGAAGACGACGTGGAAGAGGAGATGCTCGGCGTCGTCACCCTGAACACCGGTCGAGGACTGGTCGGGGTGCGTTTGCTGTTACCGACTGAAAAATTTTACAAGAACGCCCCCGTGTGGGCCCTCGAAGAGAACGTCACCGCGGTTCCGTGGGAGGCCCTCACCGAGCACCACCCGGACTGTGACCTCCCCGCGCTGGAGTTTAAATCCGTGGGCGAGGATCTGTGGGTCGCCCTCGAGGACATCGACGTGGAGGAGACCGACAGCGAGGTGTGGAGTGACACCGACACCGATCTCTCTGGGTTCATCGTGAGCGACGGCGATGTCTCCGGCCAAGAAGACGTCCCAGAGGGGGCGCGCGAAATCGACCGGCTGTGGGACGACTGGAACCCACAGAGCCCCGGGGCGCGTTCTTTCAAGGACACCGTCGACGCCATCGAGACGAGAATAAGACACTCTTTTTGAGTTAAGTGCGTCAGGACACGAAAACTAAAAAGTCAAGTCAATGCACCAAAAATGCTGGCAGCAATATGGTCAGACTTGGAGATTCTCCGAGCCGAAGAACAACAACAACAAATACAAATGAAAAAGCCAGTGGATACGATTAACTTTTGTTTGTGTGGTGGTCAAAAACTTTTAGTGGATGGCATTCCCACGTGCACCGAGTGTGGTCGCGTGGACACCATTTTCATCGACGACGGGGCGGAGTGGAAGAGTGGGATATCCACCGACGGGCAAGTCACCGATGGTTCGAGGTGTGGGAACCCGACCGCACCCTCCGATTTGTTTTCGCACTCGTGGGGGAAGAGTTGCATTATCGCCACCGGGAGGGGATCGACGTACAAGACTCGGCGCATGGCGAGGATTAATTTTCACCTGTCGATGAGTAATCACCGCGATCGTTCGTTATTTCACGCCTACCGAGAAATCGACGAGGCGTGTCCGGGCCTTCCGGAAAACATTCGTCACGACTCGAAGACGATGTATAAAAAATTCAATGAACTCAAACTCACGCGTGGGTCGGTGCGCACCGGGATCAAGGCGAATTGCGTTTTGTTCGCGTGTCGTCTGAACAAATACCCTCGGTCGGCGAAGGAGATTGCGGACATGTTTCAGATTAGCACCAAAGACATCAGTCGCACGACCCAACTGTTCAAGGAGACCCTGTGTGGGAAGGCGCAGCAGAAGAGTTACATCACGCGACCGGCCGACCTCGTCCATCGCCTCATGAATGGCATGGAGTGTTCGGTCGAGGACAGGCAGGAGGCGCAAAAGTACGTTCGAGAGATTCAGGATTGCGTTCAACTCATGTCGAAGACCCCGGTCGCGGTCGCCGCTGCGGGCATCTACAGTGTCCTAAAAAAGCGCGGGTTCACGAAAAGTCAGGTGGCCAAGGTGTGCGAGATATCGGTGCCCACCCTCAACAAAGTAGAATCAATACTTAGAAATTAACGTGTAATGAATATTTAACAGAAATGGTGAAAGTTTTCCTCTCGACGCCATGCTACGGGGGCTTGTGTCTTGAAAAATATATGATCTCCGTGATTAAACTCCAACTCCTCTTGATGCGCAAAAACATACAACTCTACGTCGACACGACGGAGAACGAATCTTTGGTGCATCGCGCACGAAACGTCGCCGTGGGGAGATTCATGCAAAAGACTGACGCCGATCTCTTTCTCTTCATCGACGCGGACATTGACTTTGACCCCGAAGCGGTGGTCCGTCTCGTCGAGTCCGGGCACGACATCAGTTGTGCGTGCTACCCGAAAAAGGTGGTGATGTGGGACCAGGCCAAAAAGGCGATCGAGGAGGGCGACGACCGACCGATGGCCATGCTCTCCTCCTCCCTCGTGATTAATTTCGGGGCGCAACAGCGGCAAGTTGTCGATGGATTTATTGAGATCTTGGACGGTCCCACGGGTTTCATGATGATCAAGCGCGAGGTCTTCAAAAAGTTGGAGGATGCCTATCCCGATCTTTGGTGCAAGAACGATCACCAAAACCGCGATTTTGACGATTACCACGCCTGTTTCGATTGCATGATCGATCCGGGTAACAAGAGGTATCTCTCCGAAGATTACGCCTTCTGTCGCCGATGGCAGCAGATCGGGGGGAAGATTCACGCCGATGTGCGCACGTCTCTCGGGCACGTGGGCAATCTCCCGTTCACCGGTTGTTTGGACGACCGACTTAAGGTTTTGCCTTGTAATTAAATTAACGAAGAATGAAGTTCGCCACCATCGTCGTCACCCGCACCAAAGCATGTCACGTCAAGACCATGCACACGATTCTCAAGATGAACATCCAGTGCATGATTCGCGGATTTCACAACGAGATTATTTTTTGCAACGACTGCCCTTTCGATAAGGCGGAGACGGTTCAGCACGTCCTAAAGAAGGGACAGGCGGAGCGCATTTTCTTCATCGATTTTGGAATTCATGTGGACGAAAACAGCATCGTGCAATTGTTCGAAAAACACGAGGGCACCGGGGTGTTGGTGTTCCCCGCGGTCAAGGATGGAATCGATTGGGACATGTTCAAATCTAAAGTCAGGGAGGGTGTGGACGAACCGGTCGACCAGATGGGACTCCATTTCGACACCGATGTCAACGTCGGGAAGAAAGTGGGCGACAGCCTTTACGCCGTGAACTCGACGACGGCGAGGTGTTTCATGATGAATATTAAGAACGTCAAGAAGCGCATCGATAAGATTCACCCGAAGATGTTTGAAAAATTAAAAAGTGATGGCGTGAAAATAGTCGCGTATACGAAGGCCAAACTCACGTGCACCTACGCGCACGAGTGCATTTCAAATATTTTAAACGCAGCCGGGGTCCGCACAAGTTGACGCGACCATGTCCCTCCGCGTCGACCCGGGCGGGCGCCTGCACGGCGTCGTCACCTCGTTCATACAGAGTGCGTGGGGCACAAACAAAGGTCGCTTCCCTGGACCACAACCTGTTTCCATAGAGCGAAGGCATTTCCCCCTCCTCAAGCGAGATCCATACGTGGTGTGTGAGAAGACCGACGGGGAGAGGCACATGCTTGTGTGCGTGGAGGTGGAGAAGGCGCGTCGGGCGGTGTTGGTGAATCGCGCCCTCGAGATGCGTGTGGTGCCTCTGACGCTTCCACCGACGGCGTACAAAGGGACCATCCTCGACGGCGAGGTGTACGGTGGGACGATGTTAGTCTACGACGCCCTCTTCGTCGACGGAGCACCCGTCGGTCAACTGTTTTTCTTGGATCGTCTCGAGAAGATTGAAAATTTGCTTAAGAGAATGATCGTCATGAAATTTGACATGTTCAAATTGCGGCTAAAGACGTTTCACGTGGTGGAGGACATGGATGCCTTCATCGACGACTACCTCCCGTCCGTGCAAGAGGACGTCGACGGCCTCGTTTTCACGCCCGTCAACGAGCCGATGCGCATAGGCACCCACGAGACGATGTTCAAGTGGAAGCCGCAGCGTAAGAACACCGTGGATTTCGCTCTGCAGAGGGACTGCGTGCGCAAGGGTGTGTGGAGGCTCTACGTCCAAGACAAAGGACAGTTGGTCTACGAATCGGAAACCTTGCAAGAGGAGGACTATTTCGAGGAGGGCGCCATCGTCGAGTGCGAGTACGTGCCCGAAGCGGAGGCGTGGCGCGCGATCAAACGCCGGCTCGATAAGACGTATCCCAACAACCGACGCACCTTTTACGCGACGCTCAGGAATATAAGGGAAAACATCCAGATGGAAGAATTTAGAGACTTGTTTCGAATGTAATGTATGACGCGTGGCTTCGCCAACCCCCAAAACAATTGCTATTTCAACACCGCCCTGCAATGTCTTTTCCACGTGCCCGCGCTCTCCAACTGTTTGAACGACAAGCCGCATCGTGGTTCGTGTGCGTTCAGTCGAGCGTATTGCGATTTATTGCGAACGTACTGGCGCACCGGTGAGACCTCCGTTTTGGATGCCACCCCCCTCCTCCGGGAGTTTCAAAAGCATTTCCCTCGGTTCGTCGACGAGGAACAACACGACGTGCAGGAGGCCATCCTCTGTGTGATCGACATCTTGGAGAGGGCCGAGCCTGCGCTCAAAAAACTCTTCTATGGGAAGAAGACGCAGGAGACCATTTGGCCCGGGGGTAAAAATTCCACCGAAGAGGTCTTCAGCGTCCACCTGCTCACCACCAAACCCAAGGCGAGTTTGGAACAGATGCTCGAAGACAGCACGGCGTGGCACACCCTCGAAGGGTTCGTCGACGACGAGGGGAAGACGCATCACGTCGCCACCACACGAACGGTTTTTTCGGAGATGCCCCCGATGTTGATGATTAGTTTCGACAAAAAATCTGTCGTCTCTCTGATTGATAGATTACAAATTGGGAGCGTTAAATATAGGCTCGTGGCGAGTGCCCTCCATTCGGGTGTGCAATTCGATGGGCACTACGTCTCGTGCGTGTGGCACAAACGGTGGTATCTGGTCAACGACGAGCACACAGATCCACTCGAAGGCGGACCGCCCTCCCCGGCAGGACACTACTTCCTCATCTACGTCCCAGAGAAGCAGACATGAAGCACTTTTCTTTTTGCGTCAAGACGCGCGACTTGCTCAACATGATAGACGATTGTTCCTACGTGATCTTCACGAAACCGAACGACGAGGGGTGGATCCAAGGATACGCTCAAAGTTCGATCCTCCCCATAGGCACGAACTATCAACGGGTGTCGACGACGTCTTCCGTGATGCGAGCGGTCATTCTGAGTCTCGGGGTGACCAAAGAGGTGGGTGGGTACTGCACCATGGGTAAGTGCACGCGGTGCGACGTCACCGCGTCGCGCTCGTGGTCCCCGTCCCTCTGCGAGAGGTGCCTAACGGTGACAACTTAAAGATTAGACGCGCTATTTTAATTGAAACGAAAACCATGGATGTTCAACCCATCGTAGATAAGTGTTTCCCCCTCGTGGAGCAACACATGCAAACCCCCCACGTGGAGATGGAGTTGCGACTCGGGAGGTACAACGGCAACTTTTTCGACACCGACGTCGGTCGCGAGCGGTGGGAGCGCGTGCTCGCCGGCCTTCGACAGTACGACCAGTGGGAGAGCACCTACGTCACACAGAGCGATTCCTACTACAACGACGCGAACTCGATTCGAATCACCGTCGACGCCACGACCGGGGCGCAGACTATGGTGCAAAAAGTCCGAACGTGTCAAGAAGATTTCATCCAACCGGAGAGTCCGGTGGACGTTCGTTTTTCCGTGAGCACCGAGACCCCGGCGACTGGGCAGTACGAGATGGATCGAAAGTTGGTCAAGGCGAGGCACAGTTTCGTTCGTAAAAATCTGCGCATCGACATGACCCAGGTGACCGGGATCAAGGACATGGATTGCGAAGAGCCCGTGTCGTACCAGATCGAGTTGGAAATCGTCGACCCTTCGAAGATTCAGTACTTGGAAGAATTCTACAACATGGTGTGGAAGATTAATAATCTTCTCGAACTATTGTAAATGCTCAAGTTTGTAATATTACTGTTGATCGTCTATATACTCACGGTGGAAAAACAGGGGCCGAGGTCGACGCTCTCCCACAAACGGGCGGTGCGCCTCAAGCACCTCACCGAGCAACTCCACGTGTTGTATGAACGGTCGCGACGGGAACAAAAGTCTTTCCTCGGGCCAGCCCTCTCTTTGTCGAATCGTATTAAGGAGGAGTATCCAGAATACGATTGGAGTTCGCACACCCTCTTGTTGAAGCGAATCGCGGAACCGTATAAATCAGAACCACCGTTCGCATATCGCGAGGGTGTTTAGGATGTAAAATATTTGTAATCGGTACCTCTTGAAATCTATGTTTTCGTAATTATTTAGAACGTGTAAGATGAGCCCGTGGTCGTTTACCTCTCGATTGTCGTCGAGCCACTGTTTTTGCTCGGCGTCGGACATCTCGTCGAAATCGTCGGGGAGGCGGCCGTACATGTAATCCCTCTCGACATTTGAAAATCCTTGCGCCTTTGTGTCCCTCCCCCACCTGATGAACGCCGCCGCGGTGTCTATGAGGGCGTCCACCATGTGTTCCCTCGCCGCCGCGAGATGCACCTCCTCCTCCTTCTCGTCGATGTTTATTCCAGCGGTCGCGTGATTACCATCCCGCCGTCGGAAGGCTCGGATGATTTCCAAGAGGTTTTTGCGAAGCATATCTTTATATTAAGGTGTCATCTCTTCCTTTAACACACGTTCGATCTCGAGTGACAATTCCACGTACCCCTTGGTGTCCGCGGCGACCTCCTTGAAAATCACGTCTCGCACCGTCTTCTTCACCTCACCCGTTTGCGTTCGGTGTCTGACCGGGATTTTATTCAGGAGCGCTTTGATTTTTCGCGTGTCCTCGTCCAAGCGCTTTTTGTAAATCTTCAGTTTCGCGGCGTTCTTGAGGAGTCTCTGGTCGTAGTACTTTTCGAAGAGTTCCGCGCGAATGTTTTGCAGCGTGTTCTTGTTGCGAACCGGCGCCGGTGAGGTCAAGTTGCCAATCTTTTTGACGATGTTCGGTTTCAAGATGTGCTTCGGCATGGCCACGTTCAGTTTCTGTGCGTACGCCAATAACTCCGCTTTTTTAAACTTGTTACACGCCTTGCCGTTGATGCACACGGTGCCGTTCGTCGAACGAGTCACAGTGGGCGTGGAGACGACCGGGAGCGCGCGCTTCTTCACCGGTTCCGGGGAGTGGAATTTTTCTGTATACCCAGTCGGGGCGACGAGCATGCCCACTTGATGCGCCGACAACAACAGTGCCTTGGTCGCATTGTATTTGTTTCTCAACTGATTCGGATTCTCCGCCTTGAAGAGTTGGACCAGCCCAGTTTTTCGAATCATGAAGGAGTGCCCGTGGTGTTCGACGAGGAAAAAGTACTGCTGTAATTCGGGTTCGTGTCTGAATTGGATTTTCCTCGCGCGAAGAAATCTTTGGAACGCACCCGCGTTGAGCACAAAATTACCTCTGAATTGACCGGTGACGTTTGAAAATTTGAGGGGGGCGTACAAGAAGCGTTGTCTCCCCGTGTACGTGTAGACGAGATACCTGTGAATCGCGGGAAACACCGAGACGTCGTTCACGGGCACCGCCCCGCTGATCCGAAGGTTTCCGCTCGAGTACACGTAGAGCGACCCTTTCGCCTGCACACCGTTGGGTGCGATGACTCTGTACACGTATTCCACGGTCTTCGCCCGCGACGCGTGACCCGTGGTCTTTCCACTCTGCGCTCGAGTGAAGACGATTTTGTTTTGACGATCTCGGCCGTTGATGAGAGTCGTCTCGATCTTGTAGTGCTTCCCAGAGACGATGAGGGGTTCGCGCCTGGCGTGTGGCTTCCTCTTGAGGAGTCTCGCGACGTCCAACTCCGGTTTGTTCACCCTCTTATCTCGGCTCACGGCGGTCGCCATCACGAAGCGAAGAGGTTCGAAGGAGAGTTTTCGCGCGCTCACCTTTGGTCGCGGCGGAGACGCCACCTTGGCTTTGGGCTTGGATCTCACCGGTGACGGTGTCAACGCGAGACGCGGGACGACCCGACGCACGGTAGCCGATTTCGGGGAGAGGGAGAGCGCCCTCTTCCGCATCACGAGGGGCGACGTCGCCGGTGTGGAACGCAAGACGCGACGCGGCGACGCGGGGGGCGTCACGAAGGGATCCATCGCGCGCTTGGGTGTGGTGGTGCCGTTTGAATTTGAACGCACCACATTCACGCCCGAATCACGCAAAAATTTTTGCAACGAACTTGGAGGATTCATTCATATACTATTAATTACATCACATTATATTTTCATCATCCACCGTGAGACCGACGATGACCCGCCCCTTGAAGGCCATGCCGTGCAGACGCTCCACATTCGCCCGCATCTCCGGCTCGAGTTCACCCACGTCCTTGACCTCCACGTCTCGCGAGGAGAACGGCCCCACGTAGACGTCGTCGTTGAATTTCGGTTTGGCGCACAAGTTGTTTCTCTGGCAGTGTTCGGTGAACCGTCCCACGAACTCCTTCTGTGCGATGAAACAGTCTTTGCCGTATCGCACGTCGGGAGATGCCATGAAGTTGACCAAAAAGTTCACATTCTTCGCGATGTCTTGTTGAATCTTTTTGAAATATTGTGGCACGACATTCCAAATATCTTTGTCGCTGTACATGTTCGCGTGTTCTAAGTATCCCCGCACACACTTGTAAAGAATGGCTGGCAATTCCTGGGCTAATTTAGCGTCCAAGTGTGGGTCCGCGTCTCGCACCTGCTTGGCGAAATTCCACGCTAATATGCGTCGAAGGATACTCCCAGAGTTATCCTTGCCTTGGAACGGGACCTCGTTTCCACCCAACACCCCCGGGGTGCGCCACTCCAAACTCTTCGCCTTCTCGTGCTTCACCGCGATCGAGACGTCTTCGCCGGAAACTAACGACTGGAACTCGGCCTGCTCAAGTTTCAAATCGGACTTGATTTCGGGCGCAACAAACATAAATCCATCCACGATCGAGGAGAGCCCAAATTTTGTTTCGATGTTGTTCGAAAGAGTCTTGACGTCTTCCCCCTCGTAAAATTTCTTAAACACTTTTGTAATAAGAGTTGATTTACCCGAACGCGCCACGCCCTTGAAAAATCCAATGACTTGCCACGCATCGAGATCACCCGTGTCAAAGGTGAGTCTGCCGCCCATGGCGTACGTCCACCGGCACACGTCCTCCTCGAAATTTTGATAGGTGAGGATGGATTGAAAGTATGGGGTCGGAATGTCGTACCAGTCGTTGCAATATAAATGAGCGGTCTCGAAGGGTTGGTCGAAATATTTAGAACTCACGAGGGTGGGGTCGAGCGCCGCGAACTCCTTGGAATCGTAGGGGTAGAAATTGCACACGTATTTCCCCTCCTTCGGTGACCACTCCTTGCCGATGAAGACACCGTTGGTGAAACTCCACATGTGGCGATTCTTTTCAATCTCGGGGAATTGGAAATCGATGCAATTTTCCAAGTGTCTGATGACGTCGTGGAACCCGTTCCCCTTGGACGTGAGGTCCTTCCACACCTCGAAATTGTTTTCTTTTTGACCCAACTCGTAGACGAACTGTTTAATCGTACAAACCGGTTTCCACGCGCGAGTGTAGTGCCCTTCGCTCTTGCGTTGGGTCATGCAGTTCCCCTTGTACCGTCTGTACCCTCTGTTGAACAACTCGTCGAGCGCCTTGACGATCGCCCGTTGGAAGGGGCTCATCTCCTTGATGCGCGCGTCGTCCAGGGGCATCGAAGACGTGTCGAAATACTCCGGATCGAAATTGTACGGCTCAGGGACATCTCTCGGGTGCAATATGCGTTCTTGCGCGATGTAGTGCGTGCGCACGTTTTTGAACGCCGCCCCGACTTGCACGATCAGGCGACAGATTCGTTCACCCAATTCGAAATCGCTCGTCTCATCTTTCCAGGAGGCCAAATCTAAATTTTTCACCCTCGCCCCCAGGAGACGCAAATAGTTCATGTGCCTCGTGCATTGGGTGTGCACCGCACTCAGGGAGATTTGCGACGGGTACCCGTCGCTGTTCATGTCCTCCTGACTGAAAAATTGTCCAGGCCAATATCCCAGGCGGGCGACATCGGATGGGTTGCACCTGGACGTCGTGAGGCCCCATAGATTTTCGAGGCGCCCGGTGCACTCCTTCACACGGCCTTCGTCGAGAGACTGAATTTGGTTCATCCATGAATACAATTCAGCCTCGCCACGATTTTGCTCTGATTCTTTCGTGATGTAGTGAGTCATGATTTCTTAGGTATAACGTGGCCTAATTCTTTATGGAGATTTTTTTAATCCTTGAGTGCGGAGAAGATCTTGATGAGAATTCGATTCTGCGTCTCGAGTTGTTCTCGGATGCCCACCAAGGCTGATGCCACGGTGTCGCCGTCTGGGGTGGCGAGGAGGGAGGCCGCGATGTCCGCGATGTCACCCAGGCCAGCCTCATCTTCGTCGAAACCCTCCTCGTCTTCCTCGTCGATGTCGCTGACGACGATCTCCCCCTCCTCCAACTCGTCGTCATCTTCGTAATCGTCGTCGTCCTCCACTTCCTCGACCGGTAACGCCTTATTTTCCACGTGAGCCATTGTTTCTACGTTTGCCTGAGAAATCAAAAAATCAGATTTCACCGCGGAGGGGTGCGCGCGTTCCCCAGGAGGTGAACACATGAAATTATTTTCTGATCCTATAGTACCAACAATCTATAACTATGGCTGGTGGTTTGATGCAACTTGTCGCCTATGGTGCCCAAGATACTTTCCTTACCGGTAACCCGAAAGTTACTTTCTTCCAAGCCGTGTACAAGCGTCACACGAACTTCGCTATGGAAAACATTGAACAAACCGTCAACGGTACCCCGGCGAACTCCGGTCGCTTGTCCGTCACGGTTGCTCGCAACGGTGACTTGATCGCCGACATGTACGTTGAGTTGTCTGCCAAGTCTTCTTTGGTTGCGACCACGAACGGTGACTCCCAATGCTGGGTCGCCGAGCGTGCGATCAAGGATGTGGAACTTTCCATCGGTGGCCAACGTATTGACAAGACCTACCAAAAGTGGTTCCGCCTCTACTCTGAATTGTACCTCTCTGAAGCCAAGAAGGCGAACTGGGGTAAGATGACTACGGGTAAGGGCACGGTGTACTTGCCGCTCATCTTCTTCTTCAACCGCAACCCGGGTTTGGCGTTGCCGTTGATTGCCCTCCAATACCACGAAGTTCGTCTTGACTTTGACCTTACTGACGAATTCGCCACGTACTTCAACACTAGTACGTTCAAGGTGTGGGGTAACTACATCTACCTTGACACGGAAGAGCGCCGACGCTTCTCCCAAAAGGGCCACGAATACCTCATTGAACAAGTTCAACACACTGGCTCTGACACTGTCACCTCCAATGGAACTAAGCAAATCCGTTTGTCGTACAACCACCCGGTCAAGGAATTGGTCTGGTGCTTCAACAACGGCGGCTCCACGGGCTCCAACATGTGGAACTTCTCCTCCAACGTCGGTGCCACTGACGTTATCCTCAACTGCGACGTCACCGACCTCGGTGCCAACTGCTACGTGCCGATCACCGCCGGTACCGGTGCCCCGCTCCTCACGGCTGGTCCGGACGGTGGCTCCCTCCGATGGGTTGAAGATGGTGTTGCCCCGACCGATGGTGCCGTTGGTCCGCTCTCCACCTTCAAGTTGGTCCTCAACGGTCAAGATCGTTTCAAGGAACAAGCCGGCAAGTACTTCAACCAAGTGCAACCGTACAACCACCACACCGGTACGCCGTACCCGGGTATCTACTCGTACTCCTTCGCGCTTGAGCCGGAATCCCACCAACCGACGGGTACTTGCAACTTCTCTCGCATTGACAACGCGCAAGTGTCTGTCACGATGAAGCGCGCGGACACGTCTGAAACTATGCACATGTTTGCGACGAACTACAACGTCCTCCGCATCCAATCCGGCATGGGTGGTCTCGCGTTCTCCAACTAGGCGTTTTACCATTTACTTTATGAAAAAATATAAATATTAAGATGTTTGATTAACACGTTAATATTTATTTGATTTACATGTCTTCGAGGTTGCAGCACTTGTATTTCATGTTGAGGCGCCCGTCGTCACCCTTCTCTAATCTGAGGGAGGTCATCGCCTTGTTAACGCCACAGTTGGTGGCCGCCATGTTCAGGGATTCGTTAAAGTCCCGGTCTTGCGTGCCATCGCCGGCAGTCATCGTGGACTGTTCGGTGCACGACGCGAGATTGAGGCCGTGGCCGTGGCACGCGTACTTGACGCGGACCTTGGTTTTGTCGTTCGATTCTTCAAAGTTAAAACCACTGATGGCCTTGTCACCGCAGTCAATGGGCATCTTTTCCATCGCATCGAACCACTTACCCTCCTTGGAGGTGTACGAGGTGCGCTTTTCCGTCACACCCCCCTCCAAACCTTGAATGCACGCGCTATCGAAACGGCGTCTGCTACCACCAGAGAGGAGTTGCAGACGGTTAAAGTACAAGACGCCCTCGTCACCGCAATCGGTGCCGATACCCTCGATGGAATTGAAATTGTTGCCAGCTTTGTGGGCGTTGAGCATGCGCACCCCGGCGCGAACCTTTTTCATGATTTTATACTTGCGCATCAAGTAGTTTTCCAACTTGCGAATCTCCTCCGTGGACAACTCGCGATTGAAAATGAGCACCTCGGCGGCGGCCCAATCGCTGTTTTCAGCGTCGACTTCTCCGTAGTTGATGGTGAGTTGCGACGGGATAAGGGCACTGAAATTGGTGAGTCCCGAACGACGGAGACCATCCTTGCGCAAGAGGTGCTTTTGGTCGACGTGGACGATGAATCGGTCTTGACCCTCGTTGTCCCAGTGGGCGATGTACCCAGAACCCGCTCTGTGCGAGGTGCCGGTGTGTCCACTCTTGAAACCTGAGATGAACGAATTGTTCGTGCCTTGAAAAATGCGCCCTTGGGTGCTGCCGGCGTATTTCGCGACGTGCACGAGAGTGTACTTGCGACCAGTGGACATGGCAGTTTGTGGGAAACGCAGACCGGCCTGTGTGCTCCCGAAAATAAACTTTTGATTGTTGGAGGATTCATCGCTATCTACTTCAATCTCGCCGCGAACCTCGACGACGTGATTGTTTTGGCCACTCTTGTCCTTCCACTGATTCGCCTTTTCGTCCCAGGAAGAACCATCGTACCAGCCAGTGAGGCCCTGGATGCTCCCCGGTTCACTCTGCGGCGCTTTCTCCTCGACGGGCTTTTCGACGACGGCTTCGTTGTCCGGGACCTCCTCCTCCTCCGCCTTGGCGTCTTCCCCTGCCGCCTCCTTTGGATTTTCTTGTGCGGAATCTTCGGGCTCGGCGGCTTCTTCGGCCGGTCCAGTGCCTTCAGCGGCATCGTCCGAACCCATCATGAAGAAGGCGGTGATAATCGCACCGAGCACGACTACGATGATGAAAAACATAACTCTTCGATCCATCGTTTGATTGATTACTATACTGTGATATAAAAATTCTGGCACGATGTGTCTTCAAGAAGATGAACGTGTACACCGATGGCAGTTGCCTCGGGAATCCGGGTCCTGGGGGGTGGGCGTGTGCGCTCTCCGGTGTTTTCGAGGAGAAAGGGGGGGACCCGGCGACGACGAACAATCGCATGGAACTCCTCGCAGTGCAACGGGCGCTTGAAGAGTGCTTAAAGCGCTCCATTCGTGACGTGACGATTTGGACGGACAGCGCCTACGTCAAGAATGGGATCACAAAGTGGATTCACGGCTGGAAGACGAACGGGTGGCGAACGTCCGCTGGTGGGGACGTGAAAAACAGAGACTGTTGGGAGCGCATCGACACGCTTCGGGAGAAAATACCCGGGGTGGAGTGGCGTTGGGTCAAGGCGCACGATAAAAAGAGGGGCCACGCGATGAACGACAAAGTCGACCGCATGGCGAGGGACATGGCTACTTGTTATAAAAACAACGTTCCTCCCCAATGAGTCGGCACAGGGTGCTGCTCTTTCTCTGCTGGAGGTGACCTGTGAACACGTGATTGATGGGGAACGAAAACAATAAACTCAATTTCCTCAAAAAGAAATCCGTGAAGAAGTTTGTCTCGTCGCACCTCCCAATTTTTTTGGTGTCTATGCCATCGAGGTGTTTGAGTTTCGCGTGGTCGTCTCGGTGTGCTATTTTATATTGCACCGCGCGTCTTGGTTTGTGGTGTGGATTCAGCGCCCCGGCGTGGATGAGGTCGCAGTCGAACAGAACCCACGGCGAGTTCACCTTTTCCGGTGGCGACCACAGAAACGGGGTGCTCTTGTGTGAGCCCGGACACACCGCGAGTGGAGTGTCCGCGTAGTCGTAGACGATGAAAGTGTAGACGGGGTGTTTCGTCTTAAACACATACTTGGAACTCGTGACGTCTCGGTGAAACGTCGAGAGTGTGCACCCCTCGATCGTATATTTGTAATTCAAAAATTCATATCCCGGTGGCAACCGCTTCAAGACGTCTCCGGGGTGGACGACCTCGAAACCATCCTTCTCCAACGTCGCACCCGCGGGTTTGAGGTATTCTATCTCGGCCAGCCACAGACTGGTGAGTAAAAAAAGAGCGAGGGCGTAATACCTGCGTCTCATCTTACAACGGTGTGAGATAAAGATTACAACCGTGTCATATCTAAAGTGTACATGAACGTCGGCATCGTCACCCCGGGGAGAATATGTCCTGGCGTGAACGTCGCCATCTCGGAAATCACCATCCGTGAGAGCAGAAGTGGCAACCGCGTGTTCGGATTCTTCGAGGGGTGGAGGGGGCTGAATCACGACCTTCGGGAGGAAATCCCTTTCAACTCACTGCGACACGACGGTGGGTCCATCCTATGTACGTCCCCGGACTTGCTCGACATCTCACAGGCTGAGTGT